CCTGTACAACATGTTTGGTCAAGACATGAACCTCAGCAGCGACAATTCAATCAATACCAAGTACAATCAATTCGGTGCGAAACTGTTTGAAGAGACGAGCGAGAGTCGGCGCAAATATGTCCGACTACGCAAGGAGCACCTCAAATTCAAGGAGGGTGAAGATGCGTGAATGTTTCGTGTGTCATGACCCTGACGAATCAGCACTATTGTTGCTCGGCTACCGAAGGAACAAAGAAGTCTGTGTCTGTGAGCCATGTAGGGGCGTCTTGCAAGAGACCATCCAACAGATAATCGAGATAAAGGAACTGATAGCATGAGCGACGTAATGGCACTTGACATCGAGACTGAGAACTATTCTCATGAGATTGGCGGGTGGAACAACACGCACATGTTTGAGCCAACCGTCGTAGCGACGTGGAATGGTTCTGAGGGTGTTGTGTACTGCAACAAGTCTGAGGCCAAGAAGTTCCTACCTGATGGCGTGGTGCTCAAGGAACTGCACCCTGAGACATTGGGTAAGGATTTATCCAACCATATAGCAAAAGGAGGTCGTGTTGTTGGTCACAACCTAATGAACTTCGACCTTCCTATTCTAAGGGACAGCCTTGACTGCTGGGCAGCAGGTGATGCTCTTTCTAAATCAAAGGAACACATTATCGACACGTCTGTTTTGTTGCGTAGCGCATCAAAGCAGCGTATACCGCTATCAGATGCATGTCGTCACACCTTAGGGAGTGACAAACTTATGCGAAGCGAAGATGCGCCACTTGAATGGCGTAAGGGCAACTACGGCAAAGTAGCCGAGTATTGCTTGAAGGACGCACAACTGTCCTATGAGTTGTGGAATCACGGTCACCAAGAAGGCTTCGTCAAGGCAAGATGCCGAGAGTCAGGAGCAGTTACCGAATATGAGGTGACATGGTAAGAGGGACAAACATGACTGGAGAAAATAAACAAACAGCACAAAGCAACAACATCCGAGCAGCCAAACTAATCGCCGACACCGTTCGGTCGACGTTAGGTCCAGCGGGTATGGACAAAATGATGGTTGACGGAGGTGGGAACGTCATCGTAACAAACGATGGTGCGACTATCCTACAGCAACTGGACATCGGCCATCCCGGTGCGAAGATGATTGTTGAAGCAGCAAACACGCAAGAAAGCATGTGCTATGACGGCACAACAACAACGACCGTATTGGCGGGTTCTTTGCTCGGCAACAGTGAACCACTGTTTGAGAAAGGACTACACTCAAACATCATCTGTAAAGGGTATCGTCAGGCAGCAAAGTGGGCAGTTGACCACATCGAAAGCACTGCGGTTGATGCAAAGGAATATCTGACCCACGTAGCAAAGACGGCCATTACTGGTAAGTCACTTGAAACGAGCATGGAACATGTATCAGCACTATGTGTTGAGGCAGCGGAACAAGCGAAGGGTGACATCAAGCGTATTCGTGTCATCGGGCAACCGGGTGGTTCACTCGATGATTCGCACTGCTTTGGTGGTGTCATGCTCAATCAGACATTCTTGACGCCGAACATGCCAACCGAACCTGAGGGGCGAGTGCTTCTCATCAACACTGGCTTGTCAGCCAAGAAAGAAGAGGGCGTGCAGGTCAACCTGCAAAGCGTCAGCGACATCAAGTCCTACAAGCAGTATGCTGACAAGGACGTTTGGCAAGGCAAGGTCGATGCAATCGTAGAGCAGTTGCCAAAGGGTGGTGTCGTGTTCTGTCGTGACAGCGTCAACGAACTCGTAGCAGCCCTACTCGCTAAGAACAACATCAGCGTAGCCCATCGTGTTCCGCCAAGCGACCTCGATGCTATGGCTACATTACTGGGCACGACAGTCAGCCATTCGGTTGAAGGTGTTCTGACAGCCTCAGATGCATCAGTCGTACAAACGACTGTTGGTGACATGGATTATATCATCGTCAAGGGCGATGGCAACGTAACCACGCTCGTATTGCGTGGTGCTACGCGTCAGACTCTCGACGAGACGGAACGTGGGTTCGATGATGCTCTCGGCGTAGTATGCCTTGCCTACAACAGTGGCAGGGTCGTCACTGGTGGTGGCTCATCCTACGTCGGTGCAGCGCTCAACCTCCGCAGCCGTGCTGCTGAGATTGGTGGTCGAGCACAGATGGCTATCGAAGCGTTTGCTGACGCCTTAGAGACCATCCCTGCTACCATCGCTGAGAACGCAGGGTTCGTGCCTTTGGACACCATCCTTGCTCTACGCAATGAGCATCAACAAGGCAATCAAGACGCAGGTCCTGACATCGAGAACGGTGGCACTTGCTCTATGATTGAGGCTAACGTATGGGAGCCAGTTGGCTTAGTAAGGCAGGCAATCCTGTCAGCAAGTGAAGTCAGCATCAGCATTCTTCGTATCGATGACATCATCGGCAAGAAGTCGGATGACTAATGCGTCCGCTGATTGATGATAGTGTCTTGTGCATGGCGCAGTAGCAGCAATGACATTTGCCCATGCCCTGACTTTTTCAGCCGTTTGCGTATGTTGGAAAGAGACGCTCGCTCGGCTATCGGACCCAAGCCACCGTGCTTACGAATGTAGCCACAGTTGGGACACTCGTGCAACACTATCGCTGAGCCGTTCGTGTATTTACCTGATATGGACAGCGGTAACGCCGTCGTCTTACAGACTTCACACGTCTGCATCAGTTGGTCAATCAGTTCGCCCATCAACTCACCGTATGCAAGTCGAGTTTCGCCCATGCTGAGCCAGTATAAACGAACTTACCATAGAGATTGATTGTTACATTCGTGTTGAGTGCAGTAGCGTCGAAGTTGAGGTTGTGTGAACCCGCAGCGTGATACACTTCTATTGTATGCCCTGTAGGGAACGAACCCGATGGATTGAGCGTGATTGCTCCGCCTGTTGTAATTATCCATATGTTGGGTCCGTCAAACGTGAATGTTTGATTGGAACTGGTTGTAAGAACCTTGACTTCGTCAGGGGCGAGCCTCCAAGTTTTACGAGCAGGTGTTCCGCCTTGACTGTTACGTGCGCTATAATACAGACGAGCGTGTCCGTCAGGGCTGTGACTTTGCCATATCGCTCCGAACGGTGAGGCTGCGAAAGCACCTTGTTCTGTTCCAGTAAAGTTGCCCATGGTATCGAGTACACCTTGATTCGTGTGGTCGATTGCATCACCCTCAGCAAAGTCCCCTGCGTCATCTTGATTGAGAGGCGTAAGGTATATTGGACTTGGACGAAGGACGCATCTCTTATCGCTAACTGTGGGTGTGTTTAGTGATGCAGTAACGTTTGCTGCCCCGCCTGTCATGGCGTACTTCAACGTAGCAATGACAGTAACCTCTTGGTTGTTTGACGGGCCGGGTGCCGATAGGAATGTCGACGATGTGAGTGGGGTACCTGCTGTTGAAACTACGGCAGTTCCGAAATGATGCTTGACGTTTACAACACCACTACTACTATCAGCACAAACATAAATGGTGACAATCACATCTGATGTAGTGCTGGGCACACTCGGAAGTGAGCCTAAGTGCCATGTAGCGTTACCAACCGTGTAATTGGTCGTTGCACCGGGTCCGCCTGCGAATGAATAGATGACGCCTCCGAGCACAGCATATCCACCATGCACGGTGACTGCTCCTCCCGAACTGGCAGTTACATGCCCTGCGGTACCTGAGCCTATTGCTTGTCGATTTGCATCATCATACGCACCATCATCGATTCTGATGATGCCATTACCGTGTACACCTTCGTACAAATTGGTAATTGAAGTGCTCGTCAAAGCCTTACCATCTTCTAACGATTCAGATGCTGTCACTTGTCCTGTTGTATGTCCTGATAGGGGGTTTACCATGTCAATTCACCTCTATGATTGTTGCAAATAAAATCTCAGTTTCTTTCGTTTTGTCGACTGCGTCGTATGTGTATCGGAATAGTGGTGTGCTTGCTGAGCGTATACACACCTCTCTAAGCGGAAGCGAATATGCTTCCGATGTTGAAAGTTTCGCTTCAACAGATAGTGTATTATCGTCGATTATACGAACTGTAGGTGTGACAGTAATCGCTGGTCTACCTGCACCTCCATCTTCACTTGTAGCAATTGAGCCATCAAAGCCGAATACTACCTGTGTTATCTCTTCCGCTAATTTATCTACTACAAATCTGTGTCCTGACGTTAATAATGGCATTCAACCCCTCCCTTTAATCACCCATCTACCTTGTGGATTGCCCAGTGTTACAAATACACTGTCAGCCGATGGTAAAGCACCATCACCTTTAATCAATCCCCTTGTAGGGTGCCCAATTATCATTCCTTCCGGTCTAATTTGACGTGCAGCAAGCACCCAACTGGTTTTTATTGAAAATGTACCACTAACTGAGAAGTTCTCCTCGGTTATTTGCTGGTTTCGCTCTTGACCGTCATCAAACATCGAAGAAATGTCGCCTTCTTGTGCTCGTTGTACTAAATCCTCAAGTGTACCCTCTATAGATGACACTTGTATGTCTGAATGCTTCTTTGTAAGGTGATGACGCACTTTGAGCACCATATCTTGTGTCTTTTCATTTTTATCTTGGAAAGAAAGCATATCACCAGCACGTACATTCATCGCATTGATGGTTCCCTTCAATATTTTGGCTCCTTTTGCACGTTTTGCGGTAGCCAAGAACTTTCTACCGATGTTTTTCGTCGAATTCCGGTTATTTGCCGTCGGAGCAAAGATACCACCCTGTACTTCACGTACACCATCCTTTTGAGATTCAATATCATCAACCTGTACAACGTTATCGTCGTTGTTTGCACGTGATTTACCCCTTACCGTCACTCGATTAGGGGCTGATACCATATTACCTTCATTTATACCCTCGGCTACCTTATCCGCATGAACAAATACGCTCTTGTTACCACGTAACTGGTGTATATAGGACGCCATGCCCTGTGCATCGGCCTTTACCATG